TAAAAGATGTTATGTGTAATAGAATCAGGAAGGAACATGATTGGCTTATAGTACCTCTAACTGTCGACGAAGAGTATACTGAAATCGATGGTAATTGGTATGATGTTAAATAATAACGTAAATATCTCTTACAGGTATCCTATGAATGACTATGAAAAGTTTTTGGCGAGTAAAATATTTTTAGATAAAAAAACTGGATTCAACGTGGATATAAAAGAATTGAATCCTAAACTTTTTGATTGGCAAAAAGTAATAGTTAAATGGGCCATTGGTAAAGGTCGGGCCTGCCTATTTGAGGATTGTGGTCTCGGAAAAACTCCTCAACAATTAGAATGGGGAAGATTAGTGGTTAAGAAAGAGAATAGTCCGGTATTGATTTTAGCCCCTTTAGCAGTTGCAGAACAAACGTATAGGGAAGGATTGAAGTTTAATATAGATGTTAACATATGTTCCCGTATGAGTAATATTAAAAAGGGAATAAATATAACTAACTACGAAAAACTGCATAAGTTTAATCTGGATGAATTTGTTGGAATCGTACTTGATGAATCCAGTATATTGAAAAATTTTTCCGGCAGTATTAGAAATGCTATAATAGAAAAAACTAAAAACATTCCTTATCGATTGGCCTGTACTGCTACACCAGCCCCGAATGATTATATAGAATTAGGAAACCATTCTGAATTTTTAGGAATTATGAGCCGCTCCGAAATGTTGGCCTCCTTTTTTATTAATGATACAGCTAACACTGGTAATTGGAGATTGAAGGGGCATGTAAAGGATAATATTTTTTGGGAATGGTTATCCTCATGGACAGTAATGATAACTAAACCTTCCGATATTGGATTTGAAGATGTCGGATTTTCTTTACCTAAGATTTTTTACCATGAGGTAATTATAAAATCAAACAAAGGTAAACCCAAATATGGATTTGGATTATTAGGTAATGCTGCCAGTACTTTAAATGATAGGAGGAGAGTAAGAAGAGAAACCATTGATATTAGATGTAAATATGCGGCTGATTTAATAAATAAAACAGACGATATTTGGGTTAGTTGGTGTAATTTAAATGATGAAGGGATTGCTCTAAAAAAATATATTGAGGACTCTGTCGAAGTTGCCGGAAGACACCCCGAAGATATAAAAAAGAAAAGAATGATTGGTTTTGCTGATGGTAAGGTAAAAAGAATCATTACCAAACCTAAAATAGCGGGTCTTGGAATGAATTGGCAAGTATGCAGTAAAGCAGCTTTTGTGGGGCTGTCTGACAGCTGGGAGCAATTCTATCAAGCAGTTCGTCGTATCTGGCGATTTGGGCAAAGCAAAGAAGTCCATATTTATATTATTATCGAAGAACGGGAAAAAAAGGTTTTAGCCAATATAAAACGCAAGGAAGCCCAAGCCAAAGATATGATTATAGGTATGATGAGTCATATGATTAATTTGACTAAAAAAGAAATCAAAAGCTCTGAAAGAGAGTATATTGATTATACAACAACAGTTAAAATGGAGCTACCTAAATGGATAATGAAATCATAAAAGAAATCGACTTTTACGAACAGAAAGTTAAAGAGGCCAAGAGTAAATTATATAAATATTGTAGAGAAAACGAAAAAGAAGAAATTAAAATTATTGATCAGGTTATAACCGACAAATGGTCCATGTATCAGGGGGACTGTATAGAGGTTTTGAAAGGAATCCCATCAGATTCGATTCATTATTCTTTATTTTCTCCACCTTTTTCCTCCTTATTTACTTATTCAAATTCTATTAGAGATATGGGTAATTCCACAGATGATGAATTCTACGATCATTTTAAATTTCTTACTCCTGAATTATATCGCGTAATGATGCCGGGTAGATTATTGAGCTTTCATTGCTCTGATATTCCTGCAATGAAAGAACGAGATGGGTATATGGGATTGAAGGATTTCCCAGGTATTTTGTTAAGGGAATTCGAAAAAATAGGATTTATCTATACCGGTAGATTTGTAATTTGGAAGGATCCTTTAATTGAAGCAGTAAGGACAAAATCGCTTCGTCTCGCCCATAAACAAATAATTAAAGACTCGTCAAGATGTGGTAGCGGATGTCCCGATTATATTATAACAGTCACAAAACCAGGCGATAATCCAGAGCCTATTTCTCATAAGCGTGGATTTGAAAGATATATAGGAGATAGACCGGAGCCGACAGCTAAGAAGATCGATGATCCAGCTAAAAATAAGTATAGTCATTATGTATGGCAAAGATATGCGTCTCCTGTTTGGATGGATATTAACCAGACAAATACTCTTAATGTTAAACAAGCCAGGGATAAAGATGATGAACGTCATATCTGTCCTCTGCAGTTGGATGTCATAGCGAGATGTTTAGAATTATGGACTAATCCAGGAGATATTGTTCTATCTCCCTTTGCTGGTATAGGAAGTGAGGGTTATGAATCTCTCAGAATGGAAAGAAAGTTTATTGGGATTGAACTGAAAAAAAGTTATTTTGACGTAGCAATTAAAAATCTACGATCCGTCGATAATCGACTGCGTAAATTTGGAATGACTGATGTTAGTTAATAAGAATTTTAAAAATAGTTGGATACAAACTTATTCGGGTAAACAGTTTTTCCCGCTAAACCCCGATAAAAATCAAATATGCATTGAAGATATAGCCCATTCTTTAGGTAAAATATGTCGGTTTAATGGGCACTCAAAAACATTTTATTCCGTGGCAGAACATAGTATTTATGTTAGCCAAAAAGTATCGAAAGAAAATATGTTATGGGGTCTTCTACATGATGCCTCAGAGGCTTATTTAGGAGATATACCTAAACCGATCAAGCCTTATTTGCATGGCTATAAAGAAATAGAAAACGCCTTATGTCAATGTATAGCCAGTAAATTTAATTTACCATATCCTATCCCTATTGAGGTAAAAATAACTGATACTCGTATACTGCGAGATGAGGCGGATCAACTTATGGAGGAAAGACGAAATCCATGGTCCCAGTTGGTTTTACCGGGTTTTGGGATAAAAATTAATAAATATAACCATAGCGAAGCGACATCAAAATTTTTAGAGCGATATCATCACTTAATTAAACCGGGTTAAATAATAATTTTTTTATTTAATGACTCCGATTTATAGGTTATAATAATAATGAAGGGGAAAGAATTGTTATGAGTGAATTGACCAAAGGAGTGTTAATGGAAAACCTACCTTTACATAGAAAATATCGTCCACAAAGTTTTGAACAGATTATTGGAAACAAGGCTCTACTCAATTCATTAGCTACCGTTATAGAAAAGAACGTGACCACTTTTCTCTTTCAAGGACCTTCAGGAGCGGGTAAGACTACAATAGCAAGAATAATAGCTAAGGAATTGGGTGCTCGAGACGTAGATATAAAAGAATTGAATATATCTGACACAAGAGGAATAGACGCAGCAAGAACCATAATTGAGAATGCTCGGTTCAAAGCTTTTGGAGGAGTAGCGAAAGTTTATATCCTTGACGAGTGTTTCTCCGAAAACACCCTCGTGAGAACAATTCATGGAAATATACCTATACAAAACGTTAAGAAAGGAGATTTAGTATTTAATATAAAAGGGGCATCTAAAGTTTCCAATACATTTAAGAATAAGGTTCCACTGAACAGGGTGATGAAGTTAAATTTATCTAATGGTAATGATATCATTTGTTCTAAAGAGCATTTATTCTTGACGGAAAATGGATGGAAAAAAGCAAAGTCTTTATCAAAAAAGGACTTGATTTTGGAGTTTGATTATATTATTATGGAAAGCATCGAACTACAAAGGAGGTCCAATTATGATAATGAAGAAATGCCCATTTTGCGAGAAAGACTTTCAGACAAAAAATTCAAACGGAAAGTTCTGTTCGACTTCCTGCTCGAACAGATCAAGAAAAAAGCTCTTACTTATTCATTGTGGGTGGTGCGAAAAATTAATAGAGGTCACTCGTCGCGGGAGTTACACAAAAAGATTTTGTTCGGCTACTTGTGCGGCAAAATGGAATACTGCGAGACCAGAGTGGAAAGCAACCCAACGAACTCCAGAAATAAGAAAAAAACGAAGTGGGAATTTGTTAAAATTCAATCAATCGGAGAGAGGTTTAAAATTAAGAAGAGAGTCTTCAAAGAGGATGAAGAAAAACAACCCGATGAAGACTCCAGAAATTATAGAGAAGGGGCTAAGTACGAGGAGATTAAATGGTACTTTACATGTTTGGAAAGGAGTTCGCGGGGGCAATGGTCAATTAACCGAACCACAAAAACTCCTTGCCTTTGCTTTGGGATGGCGAATGGAAGTGGTTATAAAAACAGGGCATTCCCCATTCGACCAGAGTGGATTCCCGACAAATTACAAAGTAGATATAGGAAACAAGAAGTTAAAATTAGCAATAGAAGTCGACGGACTGGCTCACAAATCGAGGAGGCTTATATCGCTCGATGCAAAGAAAACAAAAAAGCTGAACGAGTTAGGGTGGAAAGTATTGAGGTTTACAAACCAGGAAGTACAAATAAATCTTTCGAGAGTATTATCGGAGATAAAGAAAGAGATCAAGGCTTTATAGAGTTCTATGATTTAGAAGTAGAAAACCACCCTTCTTATTTTGCTAATGATATTTTAGTACATAATTGTCATCGCAGCACTATGGACTTCCAGAATGCTATGTTAAAGATTTTGGAAGAACCACCGAAGAATACCTACTTCATTTTATGCACCACCGAACCGGAAAAGTTATTAAAAACCATTAGGAACAGATGTACTACTTATCAAGTCAGATATCTGACAATTCCAGAATCTGCTAAATTGATAAACCGGGTTATCATTGAAGAGAAAAGAAGACGATTTCCAAAAGAAGCCATTCAGGAAATCGCCTTTGCTGCTGACGGTTGTCCAAGAGATTGTTTGAAAATCTTAGATTCCGTTATTGATATAGAAGATGATAAAGAACTCGTGGAAGCCATAAAAGACTTTTCCTTGGAGAAAAAGGAAGTCATAGATTTATGTAGAGCGCTATTAGCAAAGAAGAAATGGAAAGAAGTATCCGGACTTATAAAATTGATAAGTGATGAGCCAGAAAACGCACGATACGCTGTACTAGGCTACATGACAAGTGTCCTGCTGAATAAACCGGATGATAGAGTGGCTCTTATCATAGAAGAATTTAAAGATAGCTTTATGTACACTAAAAGGGCGGGACTGGTCTCTGCCTGTTATGCCATATGTAATCTATAAGGAGGTAACATGAAAGAAAAAGAATCTGAATTTGAAAAAGATAGACAGTTAGATATTAATAACCTGCATACTGAATATCAGGATCAAGCCAACCGTTATGGTAAATGGGCAGGAAGAAAAGCAACTGCATCCAAGGAAAAGTTTCTACTTGAAGAGCGACTAAAAGCCCTCCGGACTGAGATGAAACGAAAGGAGTCAGAAGTAAGAGCTAAACTTGACCTTGATGTAAGGAAGAATTGGGACAATCCTAAACACGAAGCCGGTGAATTCTTCGATTGTAAGAAGCCAACGGAATCTGCCATATCCAACTGGATTATACAGCATCCAGACTTCAAACAAGCCCAAGATGAGATTGCGGATAAACTGAATGAAGTTGTTTTAGAATTGGCGGAAGCTATTGAGAATGTCGAATACCTTGAAGGAGCAGTATTTGCCATGTCCCAAAGAAAGAACAGTATTGAAGGAGAAATAAACTTATGGGTCAATGGTTATTATTCAGACCCGAAAATACCTAAAACATTAAGAGAGGAGGTACAGAAAGAAACTCAAAGGAAGATTCGTAAATCATTAAGTAAAAAAAATTAACCACTTAATAATAAGGAGAAAGAAATGGCTATCAGTAAAGAAGAAAGAAAGAAAAGATTACTGGAAAGAATGCGTCAGGGCATGAAGAAAGGGGGAGGTGACTTTGAGAGCACCTCAATCTTCAAACCGGACTTAGATGTATCCTTCTGGAATCCAAAAGAAGGACAGCATTTTTTTGATATCATCCCTTATATAGCCGGTTCCAATGATCCAGATGCTGAGAAAGGAATGGAAACTTATTGTTTCCAGCCATATATGCATCGAAATGTCGGTCCCAATGATAAGAACGTTATTTGTCTAGCCAAAACTTATAACAAACCTTGCGCCATCTGCGAACATGTTAAAGAATTAATCCGGGATGGAGCAGACGAAGACTTAATCAACGAGATTAAGGTCCAAACAAATCCGAGAGTTATCTATAACATTCATGTTCTGGACAGTAAAGAAGATCAGAAGAAAGGAGTTCAAGTATTTCATACTTCCCACTATATCATGGAAGGTGTTTTGTTGGAATTAGCAAATACACCAACGACTCCTGATGCCAAAGATATAGAACCTTTTACCCCTTATGCTTCTCCGGATGAAGATGGAAAAACCATCTCCTTCAAACGGAAAGGTACTGGAATTAACACCCGATTTATAGCCCATAGTCTGCAAGATAGGGACTATAGCATTTCCGCTAAGCTTATTAAGGAAGCCCATACCTTAGATCAACTGGTCTATATTCCGACCTATGAAGAGCAGAAAGCCTGGTTGGCAGGAGAAGAAGCGGAAGAGGACATCGATGATGAAAAAATGTCCCGCCCTGTCAAGGAAAAGGAAGAAAAGAAATCTCCCAAGAAGGAGGTGTCTTTACAAGATGAACTCGAAGGGATGAACAGGGCCAAGTTGAAGAAGTATATCCGGGACAATGATCTTAAGGTATCAGTCAAACCAAAGATGGAGGATTCCGATATTGTCGAAGCCATCTTGGGTGAAATTGAAGGTGGAGAAGAAGATTCAACTCCGAATAAAGAAAGTGATTCAGAATGCCCCGAAGGATTCGTCTTCGGAACAGACCTGGATGAACATGATGAATGTGGGGATTGTCCTGAAGATACTTGGAAAGCCTGTGCAAAAAAATCTGAGGAGTTAATGGAATAAAATGGCTACGAGACGTTTGGCAAAAACAAAAACGGAACTTTATGCAAGGGAGGTTGCAAAAGTCAGTAAGTCTATCAGGAAGCCCAAACAGACGGGATCAAAACTTCTGGTCCCGTCTGGGTCCACCTTGCTAAACTTAGCATGTTCAGATACCTATTATGGGGCTTATCCAATAGGAAAAATCATAAATCCTATTGGAGATAGATCTACTGGAAAGACCTACTTTGCATTGACTTCCCTGGCAGAAGCGGCTACATCTCCTGACTTCAAGGATTATAGATTTATTATGGATGATGCAGAAGTAGCGAATGAATTCGATATCAAAAAACTTTTTGGTAAATCTCTTGTCTCTCGTATCGAACTTAATGTCATATCCAAAACCATCGAAGATTTCTATGGCAATTTAATGAGGGCCATAAAAGAAGAACGACCTTTTATTTATATACTCGATAGTCTTGATTCTGTATCTTCAGTGGCGGAGCAGAAACGAGCTGAGGAATACATAAAAGGAAAGGAACCCGATGGTAGTTATAAAATGGAGAAGCCTAAACTGGTTTCCGAACTCCTACGGGTGGTTGCTGGAGATATCAAAAGCAAGGAGGCATTGGTTATCATCATATCTCAGACCAG